TTTAACATAAATAAAAATAAATTTTATACAGATAAACAAAAAATATTTAATTTAATTTTAAAAAGATTACCAAATAATTATCAATTTTTAAATTACGAATATAAAATTATAAATTCAACATTATATACATATCATAGAGATGTAACATCTAGTCAAAATTATCAAAAATTATTATATCCATCTTATACAGTAATTATTTATTTTACTAAAACCAATATTAAATTAATAAATATATGTCCAAATTCATATAAACAAAATTTTTTTATTAGTGATCCAATAACTATTTATGGGAGAAAACACGGAGGTGGACGTGCTGTTTTATTTAACGCGGATATAGTTCATGCAGGGGCAATAAATGAAACAAGTGAAAGATTAGCTTTTCAATATAAAATATGTCATAAGGATGATATTAATAAATTACAACATCTTAATGGACAATATATTATAAAAGAAAATAAAATTAGACATTTTACATTATCAGATAAATTTTGGGCTTTTTTTAGCCATAAAACAATAATAGTATTTGATACAGAATTAGGAAGATATCTTGAATTTAAAACAAATAATTTTATTATAAATATGATTTCTAAATTAATTAGTATTGATTTTTATAATAATTCATAATTTATTATTATAATAATATATAATATACTATTTTATAATATACTATATATTAATATGATTAAAAAAACATTTAGGATTAGGAATAATAATAATAATAATAATAATAGAACACAAAAACTTAATTATAAAAGTAAAGGTAAAGGTAAAGGTAAAAGTAAAAGTAAAACTGAAACTATTACTAACTTATCTGGCTATGAGATTAAACAATTATTAGTTAGTTTATCGGATAATCCAGTTGAGCGTGAGAAATTAGTTTACAGCATTAGAGCTAACGCTATTGTGCGTGAAAAGTTATTTACACATTTAACTAAAAATATACATACCTTTAAACATTATACTTTGGATAAGCTACAAACACCTATTTCACAATTACAAGAGTTGGCGGTGCCTGATGCATGGAAATTTCAATCTTATATAAATTCAAATATTGATCATGGACTAAGCAATGTCCCAATAGATCAGTTTAGTGCTCAAGGATCTACATCAAGATCACGAAAAGCTAAGGCACGTAGTAAAAAGGCATAAAAAAAATTGATTTCTTTTGAATTTAATGTTTAATGTTTATAGAATTATAAGTTTAATATGGCAACATCTGCGCTTGTGTTAATGAGCTTGTTATCCAATAATAATGTTATGAGAAACATGTATGATATGGATTATTTAAAGAAGCAACAGCAAAACCGGCTTAACAAGAAGGAGCAACATGCAAATAGTGCATGTCAAGTAAGGCAATACAAAGCGTCGCTGTTTAGTGGTAAGACACATAAGATGCATAATTCTTTAAATGGTGCATATTATTTTAATTATAATATTAAGAAGGAGTATAAGCGTTAAGCCTTAGTTAATGTTTATAAAAAAGAATATAGAGATAAAAATATAATTTATAGTTATTAGGTTTTTTTTCCTTTCGGCACTATTAACTTTAAAAACAAATTACTATATAATTTTTATAAATTGCTATATAATTTTTATAAATTAATATAATATATAATTATAAAAATAATGAGTGTAACTATTGATAGTGATGTTTATAATATAAAGCTACAAAATTTTGAAAAGCAAAATTTTATGAATAATGAAATAGCCAATAGATTTGTTCCATCTGGCGGAATAACCATGAATTTCTCATTTAGACCTGTAAATACTAAATATACATTTATGCCGACAGTTGCACCAATAGCACCTTCAACAGAACCTATACAAAATTATGGAAATTACGATGCTAGCTCTAGTTTTTTCCCTGCAACTAGAAAATTGCATTTTTGCGGATTTGCTTCTAATGTAGATCGCGAATCAACTTTGAGAAACCAATTCTTTGCTCTACAAAAAGCTGATCAAAGAGCTTATGTTCCATCTAGCACTAGCGATTTATATGAAAACAAAATAAATTTTATTACAAATAATGAAAATTTAGATGGCCATTTATTATTTAGAGAACAACAGTTTCAAGACTTTAATCCCAATAATTTTCCTACAATTGGAAACGAATTATTTTACAATGCGACACGAGTTCAATTAAAAAATATATAATAGGTTTATAGTAATATGCTTAATAATAACACCAAATTAAAGGAAAAAAATAAAGAAAAAAATAAGAAAAAATCAAAGCACATGAATGTTGTAAGTATAGATTTGGTTGAACAAATTACTGAAAACGAGCATTTAGAAAAAGAAAAAGAGAGCTTAGAAAAAGAGAGCTTAGAAAAAGAAAAAGAAAAAGAAAGGCTAATATTAGAAAAAGAAAAAGAGAGCTTAGAAAAAGAGAACTTAGCAAAGGAAAAATCCGACATGCAAATAAACAATATTGACTTACGCTATTTTGCAAATCAAAACCATAACCCGTGTTTAAAAACAAATAAATTAGATCAATTACTAAACAATAATTACTTATTGAAAGATATTTATGCTAATATAGAAGAAAACATAGCCAGTTATAAAGATCAAATACTCAAATATAATAATAGCACTTTAGAAAAACTCATAGAAAATAATGATGACACTAAAATAATAAACGGAGAGAAATATAAGCTGTTTTATTTATTATATATATTAAACCTAATAAGCCATTTAAAGGATAAAAAAATAAAAAACTCTATTAAAGAAGAGCTTAAAGACTTCAATAATAACAACAATTATTGTGACGACGCCTCTTTAAGTTCTTTTAATATATATAATGCAACACTGGATAATATGTGCACAAAAAAACAAATAACAAATTTAGATTTGTTTGTTGTTAGAAAAAGCTCAAATGCTAAAAGAAAAATACTTCCACAAAAACGCAGTTAAAAATATTATTTTATATTACTATATTAAATATAAAATAATAAACACTATGTATAATACATTTAAGAAAGCAAGCCGTAAATCAAAAAAAAATACGCGTAAATTTAGCAAACTTAAATGCTCACCATATCAAAGTAAATATGTAGATGGTGATTTAAAGCAATATACATGCTATAGTCGCAATAATTTGCAATTATTTAAAAACGTTTGGAATGCAAATAATAGTAATGACAAAATATTGACAAATAATAGTAAAGAAATATGGAGCTTTTTCAAACAAAAGTTGAATAAACAATGTTATGACGAATTATGTTGGTTAAAAAAAACATCGTTAAGCAAGGTCAACAATAGCGAGTTATTAGTAAAAGAAATCTTTAAGCCGTTTTCTCCCGAAAGTTGGTCGTCTAAGCCCAATACTTGGCTTTCGAGTGTTGATATAACTAAAATAATGAAACAATATGAAAAATCTCATAAATTTTTCAAGTTTATAGGGCCGTCTCCTATTGATTTCGATTCCAAAGAAATGTTTTCAACATGCGTATGGGAGCAATTATGTAATTTTAACTTGGAAACACATATTAAAAACAATATTAGCAAAATAGGAGTAATATTTAATACCGATCCTCATAATAAATCCGGAAAACACTGGATCTCCTTATTTATTGATTTAACAAAAAAATTCATTTTCTATTTTGATAGTAATGGAACAAGAATGCCAAAACAAGTAAAAGTTTTAATAAAAAGAATAGTAAATCAAGCGCATAGTTTAAATATTCAATTGACAGTAGACGACAATGAGGGTTTTACTCATCAATATAGTGACGGCCAATGCGGTATGTATTCATTATATTTTATAATAGAATTATTGCAAGAAAATAAAACATACAAATATTTTAAGACTACTCGCATAAAAGATAGCACAATGAAAAAATATAGAAAAAAATATTACAATGAAGCAAACATGAAAGTAAGTTCAATTTTTGATTAAATCAATATTTATCGTTTACATGTGTCATATTCCATAATTTTTCTAGGCTCCATATAGGTGTGCGTTTATTAAGTGCCCATAGCGAAATGCGATTTACATAATGACGGCAATCGTTAATACCTAATATATATTTTTTTTGTAGAGTTTTTTCAAATTGTTCCACTTCTTCCAACGTTTTACTGGTTTCACCCCAATATATGGTTTTATTTGGAACATTTTCGGGTATATAAAATCTATATAGCTTATCAACAAATGTGAGCTGTTTATTTGAAACAGCTACACTTATAGTATTATCATTATTTGCATTAACATTATTACTTAGTGTTTTAAATTCGCACTTATTTGGTTCGCAAAAAGGACGATAATCGTATCTTAATACACTATTGTTATTTTTAAAACTAATTCCAATATGATATAAATTAAAGTCACTATTAAATCGTTCCAAATGTAAATTTACTTGAGTTTTAGGACTAATTGGCGGGATAGAAAAAGGCGATCCTTTATATATTCCTAAAAATATAAGTAGCAATTTTAGCATATTATAATAATGTATATTTTATTATTATATTTATAAATTATATTTTTATATAAATTATATTTTTATATAAATTATAAATTATAAATTATAAATTAAAGTATTAATTATGTAGTATATAATATATTATGGCAAAATTAAATAGCAACGCAAAATTTATTAGCAAAACAACTTTAACTAGCAATGCAAAATTAGATAGCATGGCTAATTTTATAACAAGTAAGGAAAATAAAGAGGTTTTATGGAATGTGTTATATAACAATAAATTGTTTAATAATATACCCGAAACAAATTTTAATAATATTCAAATATTATTTGAAAAAACAATATTAAGAAGTTTAGATGAAAATAGAGAGATTTTGACTAATACTATTAGCGACACAAAAAATATTATTGACTTGAACAAAATTATATTACAAAATATGGTAACAACCATAGCTAATTATAAAAAATCATTATTAACTCCTATTGAAATCAAAGAAACTTTAAAAGCCGAAAAGCTAGAAGAATTTGATAAAGAACTTAATGCTAAAAAAGCGAGTTTTAATGAGCTTATAACATTGAAAAAACCCGAAGTAATAGATTTTAGCGATGTTAAAGAAGACGACCCCTTATCTAGTAATAACATGAATGAATTATTAGAAAAAATACAAAAAGAGCGATCTATTACTTTTCCTCCTATTCCTCTTCCTCCACCGCCTAATATTGAAGTAGTTGATTTAAATGAAGGCTTGCTTATAGCGGAAGAAAAAGAAGAACAAAACTCTCAATTTAATGTAAACAATTCTTTAAAAAAAACACAAAATGGAGAATATGTGCATGATCTACATAATAAAATAGAAAAGTTGTCTAGCCAATTAGAGCAAGTATTAGCTAATCAAAATATAATAATGGAGAAATTGGATATTAAAAATTGATTTAATTATTTTTATTTTTATTGTTAATGTTAGCATTAAACATTAACAATAACATTAAATAATGTACACTAGCCCTTTTCTAGATATGCTTCAAGATTTGTTAATTATTGGGCTAATTTGGACGTTATTAATGCTTAGTTATATTATAGCATATGGGCGTTTATGTTAAATATTAAATATTAAATATTAAACCTTCTCCAACCTAAATGTGCCATTATCTTGCTTGACCAACCTGCCAACAAGCAATAATTCGTCTTTCGCAAAACTATCATAATCATAAAGCTCTTGCGTTTCCTTATTATATGCATATTTAATTTTATTTATTATTAATTCGTTCAATTTTAATACTTGTTTTTTCTTGTTTAATTTCATGCCCTCGTCTTTATCTTGAGCCTCTATATTTGGAGTATATATATATTTGCTTTCGCTTGGATTACCTATTACAAAACATTTGACATCTTTTTCAGTGCTTGACGCACGCGTATGAATACTGCAATCTATTGCCGACTCCTTTACACTTTGCAACAATGAAGCGTTAATTTCCTCTTTTATGCTCGAAATTTCGTATAAATATTCGTCGCTTGTAATCACTTTTTTCTTATCCTTTTTCGATATATCTTTTAGCCTCAATTCAATAGATAAGTCGCTAGACAATTGTTGCTCGCTAAAAACCATTAAATATAAAAACACATTCACAGTTTGCAGCTCTTTTGGCAAGTCGCTATGACTGCAAATACGCCGCGCTCGCCCAATAACTTGGTGAATACGCACGGGATGCCAATAAGGCTCAGTAATATGGACATAACGCACATTCTTCAAACTAATACCTTCCGCACCCGACGACGTAATCATTAGCACCTTTATTATTTGCCCCATAAAATTATTATCTGACAGCGTTTGCAATACTTTTACTAACGACGACGGAACAAGTTTCCAATTGCTATTTAACACATTTTTAATAATTTCACGCTCTTCAGGAGTTTCCGAGCCGGTATAAGAAGCAAACATGGGCTTATTCATATCTTCGCTGGCTACATTTAAAATGTATTCGCCGGTCTCATTTTTTTTAATCTTAAATTCGGCAAAATTATTTTCTCTCAAAACCAATTTTAAAATACCAATGCCTTCTAATGTTTTGAATTGTGAATATAATAAATGAATGCCTTTGTGGTCGTTATCAATAATATTTTCCAAAATATGTAAAAATTTGGGGCTATACACTTGCAATCCCTCTTTAGATAAATATTTGCTTCCATATTTTTCAAGCTCTTTTAGTGCTTCTGCAATACGCTTACCATAACTTAGGTCGCCCGTTTTCGGATTTTCTGCATTCTTTTCTGCGTCCTTTTCCAAATCCTTAATATCATCGGCGTCATATTTACCATCAATATTGTCCAATTTTTCAGAAATACTTAGGTTATCAATAACATCTTCGGAGAGATTTTTACCTATTGCGTCGTCATCATCTAACGACCCAATAACACCCAATGCCGCCTCTAATGTTTCATCATTATTTGGCATTGGCCGCCTTATTTCGGGTTTTGGAAATACAAAATTGCAAAATGCGCGCGAGAAAATGCGATATGTTGACACACTATCACTGTAAAGGTCGTCACCTTGCGCGCCGGTCTTCGTTTTTTTAGACTTCTTCTTTTTATTGGAATCCTCTAATTTGCGCTCTTGAACGCGGGCTTCTTCATAAATGTTAAACTGAAAGTCGCTCATGGGAATTTTAATTATTTTAAAGTCATTACTGTTTGAATGCATATATTTAGGCATCAATTGCTCCTGTGCGCTCCTAAAATAAGACGTTAATCCAATTATACGCATTTTAAACATAGACGGATTATTGATCGAATTGTTTGGGCTAATAAATAAGGCCTTAAAATCGTCAAAATTATCGGGAAGAGCCTTGTACCCGTTTACATTTATTTTGTTGCCCGCAATTTTGAGAGATTGCGCCTCTAATGCGGCCTTTATTTTTTGTAAAAATTCTTCGCTTGTTAATACATCACTCGTATAAGCCAACTTGTTTTTATTTGTTTCGGATTTAACGTAACCAAAAGGGTTTTGTGTGATGGTGACCTCATAACTTACTGAATTGTATTCTATAAGGTCAACATAATTTAATATATTTGCTGCCTTAAAGATGCCCTCTATTTTTTCCTTTGTCATGGTCTTTTTATCTAATATTAACTTGCAATTATAACTTCTAATTGTGCCACGTAAAATGTTGAATAATATTGCTATTTCATTTGGATAATTGATTATTGGTGTACCGGTCAATAATATAATTTTGCAATTTTCCGCGTCCATTAAATAATTGTATAATCGCATTGATAGCGACGTTTTGCGGGTCAATTTGTTTACTATTCGGCTAATAAAATTATGAGCCTCATCAATAATTATTACTTTATTAGAAAACGGGTTGATTGTGCCGTCATGCGTCATTCCGTTTAAATGAGAGCTTCGCAATCCGTTATAACTTATAAATTGGTATTTGTAATTTATCATTTTATCCAATTGAGAATTTATTTTCTTTTGATCCTCAAAATCAAGGCTGTCATAATTAGGCTCCTTTTTAACGTTAATAAACCATGCTCCTCCGTTATTAATTATATATTCACGAGACAACTTTAATAAAGTGCTTAAATATTCAATATATTGTGGATTTTCTTTAGTATCTATAAACTCCCAAAATTGATTTTTCTTATACATGTAGTCGCCGCATTTTTTCAATTCTTCAACATAATTGTCCTTCAGTGATGCGGGTGTCAATATTAATACTTTTTTATCGTTTTTAATTCCCTCGGCAATTGCTATAGAAGAGCAAGTTTTACCTGACCCAAGACCATGATATAATAGGAGACCTCTATATGGCGTATAAATATTTAAATAATCTCGCACAATCTTTTGATGAATTAAGAGTGAAAAATTGGCGCTATTATTATTTTCGCAACTAATAGATGCTTTACCTGATAACATGTCTTGCTCTTCTTTTAATAATTGTTGCTTATACGGCTCAAAGAGAGAATTAATAAAACTAATAAAAATCTCTCTATTATATAAATAATAACTAGACGCTTTTATTAACACATTAGGCTCTAATTTTGGTATTCTAGAACTATAAAGTGTTTTACCTATTCGAAGATCTTTTGGAATAATTAAAGTTTCGTCAATTGTTTCGGGATGCAACTTTTTGGTTTTTTCTGACTTGTCATGCTTATCTTGTTTATCTTGTTTTTCTGTATTTTGATCCGGCTTAGGTGTTAATCTCTCTTGTGATGGTAAATTTATTTTAGATTTTTTTAATGCTTCTGTTGACGGATCTTTAATAATTATTTTTTGTTTTGTCTTAACAATATGCGTTAAAGTATTTTCTGCATTATAAACTGGTGGTTTATTAGTTAGCTGTGATTTTTGAGATGCTTCTTCTTTTATAGTTGTGCTATGTTTTTTTGTTTTGTAATAATCTTTTTGAACAACTCCTAAATTTTCTTGAAGATCACTAAAAAATTGCTCTCTATTTATTAAGCGTTCGCTGGTTTTATCTATAATATTTGGTCCAACACCTTCGCTTGGTATTTGTAGTATAACATTGAATTGTTGCGGTTTTTTCGGTATTGGTTTTATTTTTAATTGTTCCAAAGTTTCATTTATCATTATTATATATATTTAAATAATATATAATAATAAATATATGTGTTTTTAATATTTTACTTAATGTTTAATGTTTAATGTTTAATGTTTAATGTTTAATGTTTAATGTTAATAATGTATCCACAACTGCAACATTAAATAGTCTTAATGTATGAACTTATGCAAATATATCTCTATATTTACATAAGCTCATAAATATTGTTATTATATTATATATATTATGTTATATTATATATATATTATGTTATATTATATATATATTATGTTATATTATACTATATATAAAAATAATAGTTCATATATTTATATATAAAATATATAAAATATATAAATATATATAAATATATATAATGAAAAAAAAAACAAGGCATAATTATGACTTTAAGAAAAGTCATACTTTAAATAAAACTAAATCAAAGCAAAATGACATGCAATCTATGCTTTTAAGTATTGATAATAATAATAGTCAAACCGGTGGTGCTAATCCGCTTCCTACATGGTTTCGAAATATATTTGGATTTGACGAAAATGCCATACTTACAGGAAATAATCCTACTAATCTAGAAAATTATTTCACAATTAAAACAGAAACTATTGACGCAAATGACACTAACACTAAAGATTATCTATCTTCATTATCTGCATTATTTTCAAGTTCTAGTGGTGATACAAAAGTAACAGTGCAAAAACATACTCTAATATGTAGTGATGCTACTAATGCTCCACAAGGGTTTAAAGAACAATACATTGGAATGTTTGACCGGCCAAATCTAGCTCAACTAGAACAATGCATTAACTCTCCTGAATATAATGAGAATTTTAAAAAACTAAAAGGCGAAGGACTTGCATTTAAGCATATTGTAACTCAAGATGTAGCACTTTTACACTGTGATCCAAAGAATGAAGGGGCAATATTTCAAGTCGCTAGCCAGTTCAATTGTCTTGAGATGGGAAGTGCAGATGCAACACCAAATATAGGCGTAACTATTTATAGCGATGATCATACACAAGGACCCGCTTGCGCTATGGCATGTCCGGCTGCACTAGTGTATCGCAACTACTTTGTTGAGCACACTAAAAATGGTGATAAACATAATGGGCAATGTACTCGTCAAATTGACAATTTAGAAGATATTGGTGATTTGTTAGGAAACATGAATGAAACATACTGGACTATGAGAAACGGCTATGTGATTGTTGACAATCATGAAAAATTAGGAGATATATCAAATCAAATACTCAAAGATGTTGGAAGAAAAAATATAATACAGGCGCTACGCGTAGGCGTACATTGGTCAACGTCTGTTGTAGATAATCAAAAAATAGCTACAAAAAAAAAACCTCTTAATCATCGCGTATGTCAAGTATATGCATCTGCGTTACCTGTTTCTCGTATATATAATCCTTCTATAACAAATATAGATCTATGGGCACCCTTTGCAACTTGTATATTGGAAGGTTCATATATGGCAACTCTTTGTATAGCAGCTTTAATTGCTATAAAAGCACAAACACGTGTCAAATGCTACCTAACACTTATTGGTGGTGGTGCATTTGGTAATAAACCAAATTGGATAATTGATGCAATAGAAAAAGCTCTTAAAAAATACAACGATTATCCAATTGATGTTATGTTAGTGCATTATAAAACGATCGGTCCTGCATATAGTACAGGGTTAAAAACTATAGGAGAAATTATTACAGACTTACCTGAAAAGTGTGGATCGAAAAAATTTGATATTGCCACATTTTTACATCCTATTCCTAATGCTAAGAAAACAATAAAAGAAATTACTCTTCCAAAAACAACTAAAAAAATGAAATTATATGCAATACAAGGCACTTTGGTTGATTTTAAAGGTGATGTTATGGTAAATGCTGCGGACGATAAATGCATTGGTGGTGGAGGTATTGATGGGGCAATAGCTATTAAGGGCGGCGCCAAACTATTACAAGCACGTACAGCCCTACCTATTATAAAAGGTGTTAAAGGTCCCACTGGAGAAGCTAAAAAAGATATTAGATGTCCCACTGGGCAAGCTAAAACAACAATTGGTGGATATCTTAATACTTGTCTGTGTATTCATGCTGTAGGACCTAATTACACTATATATAATGATAAGTGGCCCGAAGCTGATCTTTTGCTATATAGTGCATATTTTAATTCCATGAAAGAAGCATATGATCATGGATGTACTAATATTGCCTTCAGTTTGTTATCATCTAGTATATTCAGAGGAAGCGGTGATAATGATAGAGGTCTTGAAAGTGTCATAAATATTGGTATATTAGCCGTTGTTGATTTTGCAATTATATTCGGGAATGTAGTTGATGTTTTTTTTTATGGATTTACCAACGAAGAATATAGTACATTAGTAACACTATTTAGTAAAGATCAGGATGCTCTTATTAAAATTGAAAACATTGATAAAATCAATAAAGATGAGATTATTAAGTTCAAAGCTGCGCAAGTGAAAACACATCCAAAGTATGAAACTCTACAATCTGCATATGCTGCACTAGAAATAAAAGATGGACCAGGACCAGGACCAGGACCAGGTCCAGGAGATGCAGCAGCAACACAACAAGAAATATTTACAAAGTTTCAAAGCGATCTTGAAAATTATAAGCCTCCAACTGATCTAGACTATACAAAATTTGGGCAAATTATTGTAGAACGTCGTCAAGTCTTAAATATAGAAAAAACAGATACCGATTATGTAAGAACCAAACGCGTAGCAATACTTGTAGATACACTTAAATTGTTTGAAACGAAGACACCCGATTATTATAAATTGGCAAAAGAAAATATGTTAAAATGGTGTAAAAAAGTACATCCACGCGACGAGAATGGTCTTGAAGTTATAGTTGTAAAAAGTGATTGGGGAGAAATGGCATTAAAATGTACAAAAAAATATGGTTCAATATTTGCTTGTTTAAATATGGCAAATAGCGAAAATCCCGGCGGAGGATATCAGACTGGAGCAGCAGCACAAGAAGAGAATATGTTTCGTAGAACAAATTGCCACTTTTCTATTAATAGAGATAGCATGTTAAACCCAAATAAGGATAAATCTTATTA